GATATGTTCATAAAGCATATCTTAATTCAAAAGGTGGAGAACGTGAGGTTGACGCATTTTATGAATATGCATATCTCCAAGATGAAAATGATATAAAAGAGAATATTGCACCGTCATTTTTAGATTATAATGAATTAATTGAAAATTCATATGAAATTTATAATAAAATTGAAAATTATAGTATTGCACATAAACAGACAATTCCAAAAGTAAAAGTAAAAAATTATCCAAAAATTAAACAAATTACAAATTCCAAATATCAAACTTTAAATAGTCTTGGTAATTCAGATGATATTTATGACAGGTATTGGGTAAATGAATGTCTTAGTAAATTAATGGAATTATGCAAACAAAAAAATCTTCATCAAGATGCTTATTGGGATAGACTTGAAGAAGAAGCAGATATTAAAAAAACTATTAGTGAAAAACTTGAAACTAATATGTTCAGTTATCCAATAACTCTTCAGCATTATGTTGATCTCTTTTGGGAATGCGGTAGTACAGTTGGTGCAGGTAGAGGATCATCTTGTTCAGGATTGAATCATTATCTTTTGGGCATAACTCAGTTAGATCCTATCCAATGGGGGTTGCCATTCTGGAGATATCTCAATCGAGACCGCGTAGAGCTTGGAGACATCGATATCGATCTTTGTCCAAGCAAAAGACCATTAATTCTTCAAAAAATAAAGGAGGAACGTGGTGAAAACTTTTCAAGCGAAATTGATGAACTCTCAAGGAAAAATCTTGGATGCACTCTTATAGCTACCTTTGGAACAGAAGGAACAAAAAGTGCTATTCTCACTGCTTGTAGAGGATATAGAGGACAAGGATCTGGATATACTAAAATTATGACTAGTTCAGATAATTTATCAGATCCAGAACTTGAAGGAAAAGAAGTTTATTTTGAAGGGATAGACGTAGATACAGCTCAGTATTTATCTTCATTAATCCCAAGTGAACGAGGTTTTCTTTGGCCTCTTAAAGATGTTGTCTATGGTAATAAAGATAAAGATAGAAAACCAATTACAACTTTTATTAATGAAATAAACAAATATCCAGGTTTGTTAGATATCGCAATGGCGATAGAAGGAATTATTAATAAGCGTTCAAGCCATGCTTCGGGTGTAATTTTATTTGATGAAGATCCATATGAATTTGGGTGTTTTATGAAAACTCCAAAAGGTGAAATTATAACTCAATGGGATCTTCATATGGATGAAGCCTGCGGTATGACAAAATATGATTTTCTTGTAACAGAAGTACAAGATAAAATTGCAGAAACAATTAGACTTCTTCAAAAATATAATAAAATTGATAGTAATTTAACATTAAGAGAGGTTTATAATAAATATCTTCATCCCGAAGTTTTACCATTAAATAAAAAAGAAATATGGGAAGCCCTACAAAAAGGTAGCGTATTAAATATTTTTCAGTTTGATTCAGATGTTGGCTCTCAGGCGGCAAAAAAAATTAAACCAAAGTCAATCCTCGAAATGTCGGATGCCAATGGGCTTATGAGATTGATGACTGCGGAAAAAGGGGCAGAGACCCCTATGGAGAAATATATTAGATTTAAAAATAACATTAATCTATGGTATATGGAAATGGATAACGCCGGTTTAACAAAAGAAGAACAAAAAGTCCTTGAGCCATATTTTAAATCATCTTATGGGGTTCCGCCTTCACAGGAACAGCTAATGAGAATGTTAATGGATGAAAAAATTTGTGGATTCTCGTTAAAAGAAGCAAACGCCGCTCGTAAAGTGGTCGGTAAAAAACAAATGGCAAAAATTCCAGAGTTGCATCAGCAAGTGCTAGATAAAGCGACAAGCGTTACTCTTGGTAAATACGTTTGGGAACGAGGTATTGGGCCGCAAATGGGTTATAGCTTTTCTATCATACATAGTCTAGCTTATAGCTTTATTGGAGTTCAGACTATATATCTTGCAACAAACTGGAATCCTATATATTGGAATACCGCATGTCTCATTGTTAATAGCGCATCTCTTGAAAATGAAGAAAATGATGACGATGATGGTAATACAAAAGATAAATCAACTGATTATTCCAAATTAGCAAAAGCTATTGGTGATATAACATCAAGAGGAATTAAAGTATCATTAATTGATATTAATAAATCTGGTTTTAGTTTTGAACCAGATGAACCAAACAATGAAATTTTGTTTGGATTAAAGGGTGTTAATAAAATTGGTGGACCAGTAATTGATCAAATTATTTGCGGTCGTCCATATACAGGAATAATTGATTTTATAAATAGATGCCCATTAAATAAAACTCAAATGGTATCTTTAATTAAATCAGGTGCTTTTGATAAAATTGATAATGAATGGGCATCAGAAGTTTGTAAAAAAAATCCAAGATATGCAATTATGGCATATTATGCATCATTAGCCTGTGAACCAAAAAAACGATTAACTTTACAGAATTTTAATGGATTATTAAAAAGTGGTTTAATACCAGAAGAATTAAATAAACAAAAACAAGTATTTGTGTTTAATAAATTCCTTAAAGATAATAAAAAAGTTGGTAAATATTATGTATTTGATGAAGGTTCATTAAATTTTTATTCACAACATTATGATTTAAATGAACTTGATGTTATTAATGGAATTACTTGTATTCTTCAAACTAAGTGGGATAAAATTTATCAAAAAGAAATGGATGAGGCTAGAAATTGGTTAAAAGAAAATCAAAATGAAGTATTAAATCAATATAATAATTTATTATTTAATGAAACATGGAATAAATATGCAACTGGAAATATTTCTGCATGGGAAATGGAAAGTTTGTGTTTTTATTATCATGAACATGAATTAGCTAATATTGATAAACATAAATATGGTATTGTTAATTTTTCAACTTTATCATATGAACCTGAAGTAGATTATTTCTTTAAAAGAGCAGGTAGAGATATTCCAATCTTTAAATTATATAAAATTGCAGGGACTATTATTAGTAAAAATAATACCAAAGCATCCATTACAATTTTAACAACAGATGGAGTTGTTAATGTAAAATTTACCAAAGAATATTATGCGATGTATAATCGTCAAATTTCTGAGGTGCAGGCAGATGGTAGTAAAAAGGTTTTGGAAAAAGGGTGGTTCTCTCGTGGAACTAAAATTATGGTAACTGGTTATAGAAGGGAAGATACTTTTGTAGTAAAAACTTATAAAGCAACTTCTACACATCAATTATACCGAATTATGAATGTTGAAGGTAGAAATATTACATTAGAGCATGAAAGGGTAAATCTAAATGGATAAAATACGAACGATTCCAGAATCAGATTTGATTATTATTAATTGGGATCTTCTTTTAGATAAAGAATATCGAGATGGAGTGTTTTGTGACTGTGGTTTTTGTATTAAATTTAAAAATAGAAAACCATATGAAACAGTTATTATAAAATGCCCTATTTGTGAAAAGGAGATTATATATGGATAAAATTAAACTTCTCGCCTTATTCGGTGAGTCCAGTGCTGGAAAAGATTCAATCCAGTGCTGGCTTGAACGAAAGCTAAAAAATATACATGGTATGGTATCATATACAACACGACCACCGCGTGATTATGAAATTGAAGGTCGTGAATATCATTTTATATCTCAAGAAGAATTTGAAAAATTAATTGTTGAAAATAAAATGCTTGAGCACACCTGTTTTAATAATTGGTATTATGGGACTTGTATTGATGAACTTCAAAAAGATAAAGTCAATGTAGGTGTATTTAATCCGCAAGGCATCCAGAGTCTTTTAACTCACTCTGATGCTATTGATATTCTTCCTGTGTGGATTCAAGCAGGAGAAAAAAAACGCTTATTAAGATCTCTTAATCGAGAGCAAAATCCTAATTGTATAGAGATTTGTCGTCGTTTTTTAGCCGATCAAAAAGATTTTTCTAATATAAATTTTAATTATGAAATATATTTAAATGATAATAATAATGAAGAATATTATGGAATATTAAATAGACCTAAAATTAAAGCATTTATTGAAGGTCTAAAGTAATTAATTTTATAAAAAGATTTTTAATATAATATGAAAACCCTAAAAATATTTTATCTAATTAGGAGGCTATATTATGATTCAAGTAATCAAAAGAGATGGCAGAAAAATGCCCTTTGATACAAAAAAAATTAAAAATGCAATTTTAAAATCTTTTAAGGCGGTAGACGGAAAAATCTCAGATTATGCTGAAACAAAAGCAGAAAATATTGCCAATTATATTGAAGGATATTGCGAAGAAGAAACAAAACCATTATCCATTGAAGAAATTCAAGATTTGGTAGAAAATGGATTAATGGCTACTAAAAGAAAAGACGTAGCTAAAGCATATATTAAATATCGTGAAATGCGAACAAGAGAAAGAAGTTGGAACAATGAAATGATGCGGGCGGCGCAAGAAAAACTTGCAGGTTCTAAAATTGATAATCAAAACGCTAATGTTGATGAACATTCATTTGGTGGTCGCCGCGGCGAGTTTGATTCAATTATTTCCAAACAATATGCTCTTGATAATTGCATGTCAAAAATGGCTAGAGAAAACCATTTAAATAATGAAATTTATATTCATGATTTAGATTCATATGCAGTTGGTATGCATAATTGTCTATCAGTGCCTTTTGATGATTTATTAGCGAAAGGATTTAATACTCGTCAAACAGATGTAAGACCAGCCAATTCAATTAATACTGCTTTTCAATTAGTAGCAGTAATTTTTCAATTGCAAAGTCTTCAGCAATTTGGAGGCGTATCAGCAACTCACTTAGATTGGACAATGGTTCCATATGTACGAAAAAGTTTTTATAAACATTTTTTAGACGGAGTAAAATATATTGGTGATCTTGCTGATACTGTTTATGAAAATATTAATTCAAAACTTTCTATTGAAAGCGAAGCATATCCAAGATGTAACACATATCAATATGCGATGGATATGACTGAAAAAGAACTTCAACAAGCAGTTGAGGGTATGTATCATAATTTAAATACATTACAATCGAGGTCAGGAAATTAAAAGTTGGTTTCCCTGGAGCGAAATCTCCAGTAAAAAATTGGGCAAAATCGGTAAACTCTAAGTTTTTAATTTAAGTAAAAAAATTTTTAATTATATTTGACAAGTGTAAAAAATTTTGGTATAATAGAAATAAGAATTAGTAAAAAGGAGCTTTTTATTATGCCAAAAAAAATTATAACAGAAGAATTAAAACAAGAAATTATTAATTATTATTTATCTAAACCAATGGGATTAAAGTAGGTTGAAAATAAATATAATTTAAGTCATCCTACAATTAGTAAAATATTAAAAGATGTTCCTAAATATACAAAAGCTAAAATAAATAATCCAAACATGAAAGAACATTTCTTTCAAAAAATTAATTGTGAAGAAAATGCTTATTTTCTTGGTTTATTAATTGCAGATGGGAATGTTTTTAAGGACAATACAGGTAGACAAGCATCTATCTCTATTACATTAGATTTAAAAGATGAATATATGCTTCAAAAATTTAAAGAAGTTTTACAAGTTGATACTTCTATTGGACATGATGGCAGAGGATGTGGACAAATCGCAATTCGTAGCAACATAATGGCAGAAGATCTTGCTAAATATGGAGTAGTTCCTCGTAAAAGTTATCATACCTATTTACCAGAAATTCCAAATCAATATATGTGGCATGTATTACGAGGAATTTTTGATGGAGATGGAAGTATTTTAGCAAAACCAAGTCCTAATAAAGATGAGCGTAATAGATTTTTACACTCTATCAGTTTTTGTGGGACACATAAATTAATGGAAGATATTTCAAATTATATTTTTGAAAATCTTGCCCTTAAACAAAAACCTACTGTATATGATTATAAAGATAGACAATTAAGCGAATTAAAAATTCAAAATATAGATGATATATATTTATTTGGAACATATATGTATAAAGGAGCAACTATTTTCTTAGATAGAAAATATAAAATATTTCTTGATTTTAAACAACATTATAATTTAGATTAAAAATAAGACAATACCGAGGTAACTAACTAGATTGCGAAAGGCTAGTTAGTACCGTAGAGCGTAGGTGGTGAATAAATATAATCCACCCAAGAGTGTCCACTCCCAAACAGATAATGCTGTGGGAGAAAATGTACGCCGACCTTATAAGAAATTATAAGAGCTAAAGGATAAAAAGCCTTTAGGATAACATTTGCAACTTCCATTTACTTCAATTAACTATGGAACCTGCACCCTTCCAGAAGGAAGAATGGTTATTAAAGCTTTACTTGAAGGCAGTATAAAAGGAAATGGTAAATTCCATAAAACATCAATTTTTCCTTGCGGAATCTTTCAAGTAATGAAAGGTGTCAACAAAGAACCAGGAACTCTAAATTATGATTTATATAGATTAGCTCTTGAATCAACAGCAAAAAGGTTATATCCAAATTATGCTAATGTTGATTGGAGCGGCAATGCTGGTTATGATATAAATGATCCGACTACTTATTTTTCAACCATGGGTTTAGTGGCTTAACTTAGCTCATGTAAAACCTTTTGAACCTCGCCCGAGGGTGTAAATATTATTTAGGAGAAAATAAAATGTTTAGTTATATTCAATATTTTCCATTAACACATAAATATGGAATGATGAAAATCACTGATAAAATTGATATAAATGATTCATTTTTTGAAATCGCCAATTTAAAAAATAACTGTATTGTTTTTATCATTGAAGATGATTGGAGATATTGTAATTTAAATGAATATACTAAAAAACTAATTAATATTTGCTAACGGTTAGGTCCTACTGGGATGAGACCGTGCTAAGATTCATTATAATATTCACATAAAGGAGAAATAAATGTGGATATATAAAATAACAAATATTCAAAACAACAAAGTTTATATTGGTCAGACAATTAGACCAATACAAGATAGATTTCATCGTCATATAAATGATGCTTTAAATAATATTTTAGACACTCATTTTGCAAGAGCTATTAGAAAATATGGAAAAGATAATTTTATTATTGAACAAATTGATTAGGCTCAAACACAAGATGAATTAAATAAAAAAGAACAATATTGGATACAATATTATAATTCAGTTCAAAATGGATATAATGAAACAGATGCTATTTCTAAATGCGGTGGTAATACTTATCAATCAAAAACTGAAAAAGAAATGGAAGTTATTAAAGAAAAAATTCGACAAACAAAATTAGGTGCTAAAAATCCTATGGCAAAAAAAATAAAAAGAATAAATATAATTACTAATGAAGTAGATATATTTGATACTATTATTTCTTGTGCCAAGGCTTGTGGGATCAAAAATGGCAAAACTTCCATATCAACAAGATTAAATGGACAAGTAAAAAGTCCTTATAAAAATACTTGGATTTTTGAATATTATAATGAATAAAGTGTATCGACTATCCCTGATGAATGTAAGGGAGTAGAGTATGAGATAGGCACATACTCGAAGCGGAAGGCTACTTAATTATTAAGTAGAAGATATAGTCAGTGCTAATGGCAACATTAGATAAACATGTGTAGGACTGCCAATGGAGCCGATATTAATGCAGAACTAGGGGTTAATCCGCAGCGTAAAGATGGTCGCGGTAATATTTGTCCCGTAACAATTATTCTTCCGACTCTTGCTATGGAAGCATTAGAAAAATCAAAAAAAGAAATGCCCTTAACTCCATCTATGGTATTAGAATATAATTTTATGACACTGCTTGATAAAAAAATTGATGAAGCTAAAGACATGCTTCTTGAAAGATTTAATTATATTTGTTCACAAGATCCAGCTTCCGCAAAATTTATGTGGGAAAATAAAACTATGATGGGATACAATGAAGAAGAGGGCATCTTTGGTGCGATGAAGCATGGAACGCTGGCAATTGGCCAAATTGCTCTCGCTGAAACACTGCAAATACTCATAGGTAAAGATCACACAACAGACGAAGGCATGAAACTTGCAAAACGCATTGAACAATTATTTAAAGACCGTTGCGCAGAATATAAACAAAAATATAAACTTAATTTTGGAGTTTATATGACTCCTGCCGAAAATTTATGTTACACTGCTATGAAGAAATTTCAAGAAAAATATGGCATAATTGAAAATGTTAGTGATAAAGATTTTTTCACCAATAGTATTCATGTGCCAGTTTGGAAAGAAATTGATCCTTTTACAAAAATTGATATTGAAAGTCAATTGACTGGATATTCAACAGCAGGGTGTATTACTTATGTTGAACTTGACAGCAGTATTTTACATAATATTGATGCGTTAGAGCAGATTGTTATTTATGCAATGGATAAAGATATCCCTTATTTTGCGTTAAACGTACCAAATGATCTTTGTTTAGATTGCGGTTATACTGGTGAAATTAATGATGAGTGTCCTATGTGTAAAGGAAAAAATATTCAACGTCTTCGCAGAGTTACAGGATATTTAACAGGAGATTATAAAACTGCATTTAATCTTGGAAAACAACAAGAAACAGAAATGCGTTTTAAACATTCTTCACTATTAAGGAGATATAAATAAAATGGATAAATATGCAGGATTAATAACAAATGATTTTGCAAATGGTGTTGGCACTTGCGTTTCTTTTTGGGCGCAAGGTTGTCCCCATCATTGTTCTGGGTGTCAAAATCCTGAAACTTGGAATTTTAATGGAGGATATGATTTACCTACAGATATACGAAGTCAAATTGTTAAAGCGATTTGTGCAAATGGAATTACTAGAAATTTTTCTATCTTAGGTGGAGAACCTTTATGTGAAGAAAATTTAGAAGAAATTGATCAAATTATAACATCTGTTAGAACAGCATATCCGCATATAAAAATTTTTGTATGGACTGGATATACATTAGAAGAGTTACAAAAAAAAGAAAATTTGCATATTGTTAGTATACTATCACAAATTGATGTATTAATTGATGGGCCTTTTATTCAAGCGGAAAGAGATATTACACTTGAATTAAGAGGAAGTAGAAATCAACGAGTATTATACCATGGAGTTGATTTCTAACAAAAATTTTAGTATAATATAATAAGGAGATTTCTAATGAATAAAACTAACACGCATAATGTTTCATTAGGAACATTGTATGATTTTAATAAACAAATAATTGTACAACAAAAGAAATTAAATAAAACACAAATTAAAAAAATAGAGCTTGAACTTGAAGAATGGTTTAACTGGCAATTAGATGCTTATGCTATGTTACTATGTAGAGAAAGACATGACTATACTATATTTCATTTATATGAAAAAGGGGGTAATATAAACCCTCCTGCAATTGCAGTAAAAGAATTGATTGAAACTTTAAACAATCGAGGAGAAATTCTTTCAATAGAAAAAACTAAAGATAAAAACTGGGAAATTTGGATAAAAATAAATAAAGAAGCCTTTGTTTATTATCTTTTTAATTGTGATGATTTTATAATTGAATGTTGAAAGGAATAGAAAAATGAAAAAAATTATTGGACTTATTCATCCTTTTGATGCTAATCAAACTTTATATGTTTATGAAGATGGAAATAGTCTTGATTTTATGAAAGTGAAAATAGAAAATATACCTGAAGCTATTTTTAAATTATCAAAAGCATATAATGTTTATGATGTGGATTTATCTGGAGCAAAATATTTTTCGAAAAAGTTAATTCAAAAAATTCAAGAAGAAGAAATGATAAAGTATAACGAAAAAAAGTTAAATATAAGAATTGTATAATTAAAAATGAGATAAAAGGAGAAAATAATATGTCAAAATATTTAGTAAGTACAATTGAAACTTATAGAGTTGATACTGAAGCCGAAGCAACAAAAGCTATCGAAGAAGCAAAAAATAATGAATCTTATGTACTTGGTAAATATACAAGTGAACATAAAGAGCGAAAATCAAAAGGCGAAGTAATCGATGAGTATTGGAAACTTTCTTTAACAAAAATATTTAATGATATTAAAGAAGCTGATACTATTGTAAATGTGGATTATGAGGTATATTAATGGCAGATATAAAAGTTAAAAAATTAAACAATTTAGCTAAACTTCCGACGAGAGGTTCTTCAGATGCAGCGGGCTATGATTTATACGCAGCAACTAATCAGCCTATTAAAATCCAACCGCATACTACAGTAAAAATTGGGACTGGTCTTTCTTTTGAATTGCCGCAAGGAACTTTCGCAGCTATTTTCCCAAGATCTGGTATTGCTACTAAACGCGGTCTCCGCCCCGCAAATTGTGTAGGGGTGTGTGATAGCGATTATCGTGGAGAATATATTGTGCCGCTTCACAATGACACAAATAAAGTGCAAACAATTGAACCTGAAGAAAGAATTGCTCAAATGATTCTTCTTCCATATATTGAAATGTCTTTTAATGAAGTTGATGAATTATCAGATACAATTCGTGGTGATGGAGGGTTCGGTTCAAGTGGAACAAAATAAGGGCTGTCCATTATTTAATTTTTGTAATTGTAAAACTGCAATATGTAAGATTTTAGAGCCAGATGATACTTGCTTTTGGTATAGATATTTTAAAAAATTAATAGAAAAAAATAAAGGGCAGATAATTTAATTATCTGCCCTCTTTTTTATTCAGTTTCAACTGGTAAATTTGTTTTAATATTTCTTCCTCCGTTCGCATATCTAGCGAAATCAACTACTGCTTTAAATTTTTTTGGATCAAAGCCTTCTACAATTTTTGCAGCAGTTTCCGTATTAGCGGGCAAATCTTCAATCAATTGACTAATTACCGCACCAACGCTCATTCTATGTGCAGAACTTGCCTCTTTAATTGCATTAAGTTGAGTAAAAAGTTCATTATATTCATCTTCATTAATTATTTGAAAAAATTGTTCATAAAAACCATTGCTTTTTAAATTATCATATAATTTAAATTCATCTTCTCTTTGTTTTTCTGTAAAAGAAATATTTGTATACATATAAACTAAATTAAGTTCAAAATAAAGATTTAATTTAAATTCATTATAAGCACCATTTTCTAAAGATTTTTGCAATGTTACCATCAACAGATCATATTTATCTTGAGCGGGTAAATATTGAAGAACTTCAACTTTTTGCCCTTTAAAATCAAAACTTCTCGTTGATGTGTTCACTTTTAATTTCATATTAGCATAAGACACTTTCATATTATTTCTCCTTTTATCTCTTTTTATACTAATCCTAGTATACAATAAAATTTTTAATTTGTCAAATCAATTTTGCGAAATACCCTAAATTATATTTCCAATGTTTTCATCTGCAATATTTTGCAATATTTCTTTAAGGCTTCTATTAATAGAACTTTCAGCTTCTTTATTTTCTTTTTTCTTTTTATTTAAATATTGTTGAATCGCATTGAAATTATTTAATTTTAAATTTACAATATCTTTAGCCATTTGGAATAACTGTTCAATACTTAATGTTGTTGCACCTTTTGATTTTACAGCTATTTCCGCCTATCCTACAGTTGTATCTCCCTATAAAGTTCCAGATAAATTTGTTACTCCTAAGACATAAGACATAAATTGTTCAATATTGTCCTAAGGGACATTTGTAGGATCAAAGTGTTCATGCAAAAGCATTGTACTATAAGCTTCATTTATACTACCAAAAGAAGAGACTAAGACTCCGTTCCATTTTTGCCCTTCATAAGGGTATAACCATAAAATATAACTTCCGCGGCCTCCTGATAATTTATAAGTAGAAAATCTATTAGCAATTTCTTGATAAGTAGATTTTAATAACTCATATTTAAAATGAGGATTATCCTATTTTATTAAATTTTCTATTTTTTGAGCATGCTATCTTAATAATCTTGCATTATTTCTATACCTAACAACAACATTTCCATATCTATCAACATCGGCTTTTAAAAAATCAGACATATCATGAATAACATAAGTTTCTGGAATCTTGGCGGCACCGCTCCAAACATATGCGGTTGTCACCAATTGGCCCAAAGCTGCATTTAAGTAATCTTGAAATTGCATTGCTAACTTATAAGTTTCTAATATCTAATCTTGAATTTGAGTGGAAAAATTTTCTCTTCTTATTTTTGCTCTTGATCTTAAATATTCATCGTATTCAGTGGTATTTTTATATTCTTGACCATTTTTTTGACAATTTGATTTAAAACTATGCCATGATTTTATAAGATGTTTCAACTCATTCTAAAAATTAGATGTTAGTTCCATCATTCGAATATATTTTTCATTAAACTACTTAGCAGTTTTTATAATTATTTGATATCCCTCTTTAACAGTTTCCGTTTCCTCAGATGTTGAAGCCTATAGAATAGTTTTTGTATTTCTATCAATTTCATTCTCATCAAATTGAATATTTACTAGCATATTTTCTCCTTAAAATAAAAAATAAGGGGTTATATATATTTTATAACCCCTATTTTTTTATCTATCAAATTTTATCGTCTGTCTCAGTTCCACCATATGTTGCGCTATCATGCGTACCATCTACAGAATCAATTACCGATTCATCAATATTGAAGCCTGTTGGATGTGGGAAAATTGTTTTCTCAACTGCAGTTACTTCAGTAGAATCATCAACAACTTGAATTGCACAAAGCACTTTCTTAGTTCTATCAAAGTAAGTATATCCAGGGAATGCGTCCATTGTAAATGTGAACGTACTAGGATCACCAGTAGCTGCCATTGAGAATGTAAAGTTGGACTGAATCTTAACATTCGGGAATGTAATATTAGCAGGTAAGTCTTTACCATCAGACTGGCGTCTAAATAAAGTATCTGCTTCAACATAGTAGTAACCAGCAAAATTACCAGCATCAATTTGCATCTCAGATACAGTGCTAGCATCTTTAATTACATAGTAATCTACCATAACGGGACCAATAAAATCTTTTGCCCCCTCCGTTGTTTCAGCTGTAACAGTGAGTTTCTTGCCCGTATCATCAACTTTCCATCCTTTTGTAATTTTACCAGTAATATCGCCATAATCATCTAAGGCCATTACATAGATAGGTGCTGTAGGACAAATTTTTTCAGAAGATTCAAGAGCATCTGCTAAATCAATTTCAACCGTGCCGCTTGTTGAACTAGTCTTTGCTGCAATAGCGGTAGATGTTTGATGGAAATGAACTTTATCAGTTGAACTTTTATCTGCTTTTAAAAGGCCTGCACCAGAAAGCATAGCGAAACTAACTGGAGATAAAAGGGCATCTTCAACAGTAAAAGTAAGAGTTTTTTCACCTTCCCAAGCAATTAAACGAGTATTACCACGGCCACCTGTCGCATATACTGTAGTAGCCGCACCCTCTAATGTAGAGGTTTTTGCAGTGTCCATATAAAATACAGGCTGTCCTTTCTGAAATTCATAAGGACCGATCTTCTGTAAGTTTTTTGCTTTAAACACTACGTTAGCAATTTCACGTACACCAAACTTCATTTGGATTTCCTCCTTATATTTTTGTACAAAATTATAAAAATGTTATATTTTTTTCATGGATGTCTTTAAACCAATCCTATGGATTTTTTAAATCTTGTGCTCCTGCAATTTTCCATCTTTCCCATTGGTCATATGAATTTTTTAAATCAAATCTAGTAAATTCATCCATTAATTGATAAATAGTATAATTCATTAAATCATTTATATTTTTTCTTTCTCCAACCGCAAGAATAGAAATATAACGACTTAAAATAGCAATTTTTTTATTTTCATTAGGCGCCAGCTTCGCCCTTTTTTCTTGCCCACTTTTAAATTTATCTGCAATCTTTTGAGCTAAATCACCACTTGGATTATACTATTTACTTTTATTCTATAAACAAAATATACTAATAAGAATTTTTTTAAAATTTTCAAAATTATTTGAATTAATTTCTTTTAATTCCCCAGTTATTTCATCTATTAACTAGATATTTTTTCGTTTTAATTTTATTTTATATGCAGGAAATAATAACGCAAGAATTGATAAAACATTTAATCGAGCCTCATGCGATTGAATATTTTTTCCTTGCATCATCATCATTATTATATTAAAATTTGATGTATTAATTAAATTAACTTTGTCCTTTTGTGTTAAATTTTCTTTATCAAATCTTAATAGTTCACATCCCGCCCAAAAGCGATCTTCTGTTATATATGCAATTTCTTTTATTTTTGGTTGATGTAAAGTTAATTGAGCCTCTGGAAAAGGAATATCATTACCTGATAATAAAAGTAATTCATCCATCATCTCTCATCTTTTATCCATTCATGTCTAGTAGGAATTACATCATCTGTTCCATGAATTGCTTCATATGAAAGAGTGTAACCAGATAAAGTCTCATCTAAAACCAATTCATTACATCCCATAAATTGAAAAGTGCCTATTCCAGAAAGTCTTGCATTATTTAAAATTCCATCTATATATCCACAAATTTTCAAAGGCCTGACTCGAAAATCTCCAAGATTCCAATAGTCAGTATGACAAATAACATCGATATAGACTACACAATCTCTAAATTTTGGATTTTTTCTATTTGTTTTAAAATCATCAAAAGAAAAAATTAAATAACTTTTTACTTCTTCATGCTCTGTCATTTTTATTTTTGGTTCTGTTTTTATATATCCTTGGTTGCATAACCAAGCTAAACTTGCATCTTTAATAGCTTTTTTATAAACATCACTTTTAGAGTTATCTAAACAATCTTTAGTATTTATAATTAATAATTTTTTTAATTCATCACTATAAGGCTGACTTTCTATAAATAATTTTTTTAAAATAATTTCTAAATCTTTTTCACATGACAAAAAAGAAGAAGTAAAATCAGTAGGCTTTAAAGCTAAATCTTTTCTCATATTATCTCCTTGTATCTCCACATAAAATTATAAAGCCACAATTTCTACATCTAATTTAGCAATAATATCTTTATTAGATCTATACTATAAAGTAAAAATACCAATTTCTCCAACTGATATATTTAATGGAATAATTTTTAAAGAGCTGTTTAAATTTAAAGGCTCTTCCCCTTTTCTTTCAATCCACCACTATCCACCTTCAGCATTATGAATTTCATAATATGCTTTACTATATTGTTGAACTGTGGTTGGTCCATCGATATATGCGGTGGTCTCATCTATAGGTTTTTCTTCACTAGTTTCAGAAGATTTTTCAGCGGCCGCCGCATCAGCAATTGAATTTTCAAAAAATTCATCTAAGAAAACTTGAATAATACCATCTCCATAATATGGGTCGACGCCTACGACTTGCCAAGTTTTCTCTTTATTGTTTCTTGGATCTAAAATTTTAATAGTTTTAAATCTTTCAAAATAATTATTTGTATTTTCATCTGCTGTAATATACATAACCAATGAATAATTTAAAGTATTCCATTCTATTCCTGCTTTTTGATTCCACTCAATAGAAGTTTCAACAGGGCCTCTAATATAAACTCTATAATTTTTATCTTTAATTTTTACCTATTGATCGCATCTACGGATTTCTGCTCTAAAATAAGCATCTTCTTCAAGATATTTTAAATAAACTAGCCAATAAGTTTCTGTTTCTTTCCATTTAAAAACATCACCAGGTTTAATTTCCGTATCTTCTTCTCCCTATGACGTTTTTCCAACTCTTTGTTTATTTAAACATATATCTTTATATGGAATAGAAAGAATTTTATTATCATAAGCAGGCTTATTCTTATCTGGATTTATTAAACACCTAAATTCTCTTTCTTCTGACAAAATTGCTGTCGCCGCTTGATAAGAATATAAAAGAGCTTTCTTTAACCCTTTTAATTTATCATTAATAAATCTTTGCTATTGATTTCCGCCTTGATATTGTAATCTTTTATTTAATAATTCTATGGACATATCTTTTTTTGCAAATCATTCATTAGTCCTAAACATTCAAAAATTGTTCTACGATAACAAGAAAAATCATTATCTTCTACTAATGAATATAATCCTTCCAATTTATTTAATAAAGGGAAAAAGATTTCTGAATAATTGTTTAACATTAATCTTTGCATCCCAACTAATTCTTCTATAATTGTCTATAACGGTTTTTGCCAGTCAACTTCTTCCTATCTAGTAGGAAGAAGTTTATATATTTGATTAATAAGATTTTGTAATCTATAAGAAATTGCTTTATCATTTATTTCAATATTATATTTTAAAATCATAAAGCCTCCTTTTACTCCTTTATTCTCGTATATAATTAACTCCAGATTCAAAAACTTGTGTTAAATCATTTTGTTCAACCCAAGAGTTATTGACTTTTTTATAAATTTTTGTAAAATTTAATTGTGTCCAAGAGTTATTTATTTTTGTATATATTTTTACCGTACTTCCGCTACTACATGAAACCACTATATTATGAGCCGCAGATATTCCAGTAATTTTATAAATATAATTTACAATTTTATTATTATTTTTATCTATTCCTTCTTCATATTCTAACGAAGAAGTTTTATCAACATTATTATCTTTTAAAGTAACTGTTGCCGATGTATCCGTGGGAACAATTACTAATCTATATGAATCTCCATCTAATTTAACAACTTGTCCATCTGGATATAATTTACAATTACTTCCACTTGAATCAATAAAATAATAATCAACATCACCAAAAACAAAAATTAAACTATGTTTTTGCTGAATATTATTTAAAATATATGTATAATCTCCACCTGCACTGGTTGCCTCAATACTAGAAACCTTCCATTGTAAAGAATCGTTATTACCATCTGAGGCATCATCTTTACCATATTTAATATCAATAAAATGTTCTCCTGATGGTACTGTATAAGTAATAGTTTGAACATTAGAACTATTTGTACACATAGGAATTTGATAATTATTTGTGCTATCAGAAGGTTCTGATCCATTGCTTGAAGCTGTTAATCCATCAGTAGCCACTTCAGTGTCTAATTTACCAAATAATCCATAATCATAGTTTGCTTCAGCATAATTAATATATGAAATTGTTACCAAACAATCACTCTATAAATTTAAGTTTAATCTTGCAACAGAGGCAGATTTAGAAACACCATTATTGGTAGACACATAATAACCAGTTGAGTTATTTAAATCAAAGCCATAAGTTGCTCCAGTAACTTTCTCAGCTACAGTATAAGTATTAGTTGGTACTCCGCCACTTAATTGATTAGTAATATCTACTCCATTATCTAAAGCAAGTGTTAATTGGGGATCTGATGGCGTTATCGTTATAGTTTCATTTGTTCCTGCTTCAACTCGAATTGTACCAGCACCTGGTGCCGTAGTCGCATTGATTGTAGAAATTGTAATTGGATAATAAGTTTTTTCAGGATCTTCCTAAGGAGGAACAAAAGCTCCAGCCTATTCAATTACAATAACATGATCAGTGGAGATATTATTTATCGGATATTCCCAATAATATTCATTTCCACTTGATGGTATATTATATTCAACCGTCCATGTAATTCCTGTTGTTAAACCACCATAATAACCAATTGTAAAACCAACCCTTGCATCTGATTTTAATTCAGCCAGGGTCCAAGAACCAGGATTAATTGTAATGAGTTGATTAGAAGTGGCAGTATAAGAAACCTATGTTCCTTTTGCTATAGTGCCATAATAAGTATTTAATTCTGCAATTTCATTGGAATAACTAGTATTTTCAAGATGGCCATATGCTTGCACAGTCATTGAAACAATAGTTGCATTATCTGGAATATCA